GCCGGCGCCGCGGAGGGTGTCCCCGGTGTTGTCGTTGGCGATGGTGCCGATGTTGATCGTTTGCTGGGCCATAGTTTTATTCCTTAGGGAGAGCGTACCAACCTTCTGCGAGCGTTATACGGTTCCTGGAGAGAACAGGAACACTGTCTGCACCTTTGACCCAGACTCGCGCCTTAACACTCTCAGCCAGGCGCACAGGCTCGCCATTGGGCACATAGACCACACGGGTGGCGCAGCCACAGCTAGATGCCAGACTTATCAATGCGATCCAGCAGCTTTTGTTTAAGCTCAGGGTCTGGTTTGGCATCTTCGGCTGTTGGTTGAGTTTTAGCCAGGCCGGTCAGCCATTTTAGAATAGCTGTCACGATCTGCTCGATCACGTTCATTCCGGCTTCTTGTCGGCATCCTTGGCCCAGATCAAGCCAATGCCAGCGGTCACCGCGGCAATGGTCGTAGTCAGGTCGAGGTTGGTTGTCGGGTCACCGTCGAACAGGGCCTTGAGAGCCCCACCAACAGCGACGAGAATGGCACCTACACCAGCGAGAGTTGTTTTTGTGTTTTTCATTTGGATTTGAACAGCCTATAGGCTCCGTAGATGGCGCAGGCTAAGCCAATGAGCGCGGTGATAAGCTGAACCCAGTCGGTAAGCCACGGGATAAACGAAACAGCGGTGGCACCTGCCGCTGCTGCTAGAGATAGTCCAGGGCTGGTGCTGCTGTTCGTTGGTTCCATTACTCGTTAGGCTGTACGGCTTCAACCACCGGATTCGCCGCTTTGTAAGCCGCGACAACCGCCGGAGTCCACAGCGCGTTGGCGATATTCACCACCTCGGTTGGCTGACCAGTAAGGTCGTCACCGGGGTTGAGCGTGTACTGCGAGGTAATCTCAGAACCGACAACCGCGCCGTCGCTGTCGTAATCAACGCCGGTCGTAACGAACAGTGAGTTGTTCTGATTGCACTGCACTGCGACAATGTTGACTGGTACGATCATTGGATGGTGGGGCTAGGGGTTTGAGCGGCGACGTAGGCTGCGACAGCAGCAGGAGTCCAGACAGCGTTTGCAATCGCTACAACCTGCTCAGGCTGACCCGTAAGGTCTGAGCCGGGAGTCAAGCAGTAGCGGCGGAAAGTAGAGGCTTTGACAACCTCGCCATCGACGATCTGGTCCGACAGGCGAACCTGAAGGACGGTTGAAGGAAGAACCTCGCAGAGCGAGAAGATAGTGCGTTCTGTTAGCATAGGGTTAGACAGAATAGGTGTAACTGCAAAAAAATCTGTTTAAGTTAGCAATCGGTGTTAAGTTATTATAGAATCGAACACCTACTGCTGTGGCACTCTGTCTAAAAACTTGGCACATATTACCTACTATTGCTGTTTCTCGACCTGCTCCACAGGCTTCTTCACCAATATTAAAGGGAACACTAACCAATAAACTACCACTGCCAGTTCCTGCTGTGATTATTGAGATGTCAAAATTTATACTAACAAGTCTTCCTATTTTTGTGTAAGTCGCGCTGGTTACAGTGGTCGTTCCAATCGTGCCAAATTCTGAAGTCACAGTCGGCGTAAACGTCCCCTCCTCGTAATCGTTCAGTACGTTCGCAGTAGCCGTTCCGGTTCCGCCGGTAACAGCGGAGAAGTCGATGCCTTTGCCGGACGTACCCATCACTACGTTGCCGAGAGCTACGTTGACGTTGTTGGAAGCATCAAGCTGCAATCCAATGCCACCACCTGACGATCCAAACGAAATGGTGCTTCCTCGGCATCCAAACGGGACAAGCGAAGCATCGCTTCCGTTGAGTGAATCGAAAGCAGTTCCTCCTGCAATGCTTCCAAAAACCGCATCGGTCGTCCTAACACTGAGTCGAGCCGACGCTTGGCTTTGAGCTGTAAAAACAGAGAGCGGACTCGCCGTACCAACACCCACGCCAGTACTCGTCACTTTCAAACCAGTCGTCCGCACCGTCAGATCGCCGGTGATAGTGGCGGAGCCAGCGGTAACGAGTCCGGTGACAGTCAATGCTCCACTCGCGGTTGGCGAGGATGAGAGCAGATTGTTGATGCTGATGCGTTTGGTATTCCCCGAGGCTGGTGGAGTATCCGACACGTCCACAATCGGGATCATGTCATTTATTGCATCGGCTGCCGTTAGGTTTGTTAGTGCTGAGATTTTAGCGTCTGCCATATCAGTAAACTGTTAAGATTAGTTTTCCCAAGTCTTCTTGTGTTAAAAATGTGGAGCCATCTTCCAGCACTATGCTGTCGAATGTGCCATACGAAATAACGAGCTTGCTGGTTCCATCTTCTTGCAGCAGGAATGTCTCGTCCTCTTGTAGAACATCCCTCCGCATAATCGGAGGCTCAGGCATGATCCCATTATAGGATCTCGTCCTGTTGATTGATGTTCCGATTGAGATCATTTAGGCTCGGGCGTTAAACGCTACGACAGAACCGGATGAGATTTGAAAGCCGGTGATGTTACCAACCAGTGGGAAGCCAGCCGGAATTGTCTTGGATGTCCAAGTGCCGGATATTCCAAATCCCGTAATGGAAGTGAACACCGTCGGCTCGGTTGGAATCAAGCCAGACCAGTTGCCGGTCTGAGCGGCGGTGCTAGTGACCAGCGCGAAGCCTTCTCGGCCCATGCTGTACTCGGTTGAAATGTCTGCTTGAACGGCCATAAAATTGTTTTTCGGTTAAAGGGAGGGTCACCAGCGTGTCCAGCGACCCTCCCAGTTTTGGTTGTTTAACCTTTTCGGATCTTCGGTGCCAGGGCTCCCTGTATCCACAGGATGAGCTTGCCTCCTTCGGGGATGGTCGCGGTGTTGAAGGCAGTGCGCTGGAGTGACGCATCGACTTCGGGACCGGCGACAATCTTAGCCTTGTCGTTTCGGTCCACCGAGATGGTTGTGGCGATTCTCATGGGTCAGCCGATTAAGCGGTGATGAGAACCTCGGCCTGTGTGGTGTCCGCGGCCGCGGCGCCGAACATGATGTCGTAGGACGCCATGTGAGCGCGGGATGCGCGGCTGTACCAGACGGAGAGCAGGCAGCTCAGGCCGTTGGCGGTGGTGACGGCGCGTTGCTCGAGGAACTCACCGGCGATCATGCCGACCGGGAGGCCGGAGGCGATGGCGATGGCATCAGGGCCGCAGACGAAGCCGGCGGTGTTGGTCTCGGCAGAGGTCCAGCGGTTGTTCTCGGCGACCACGTCGAAGCCGAACCGGCCGTTCGCCAGCAGCTCCAGGCGGCTGTCGGGGAAGGTGTTGCTGGCGGCAGAGAACTGGAGGCGAGCGATGTGGCCACCGTCCAGGATGAGGTTCTTGCTGCGGTAGTTCTTCGCCAGGGCGAGGATCGCAGGCAGATCTGAGGTGTCGAAGTTGGCCGCGGTGCCGATAGTAACTGCGGTGCCGTAGTTGCCCGAGACCATCAGGGCGGTCAGCACGTCGCTGATGCCGTAGGCAAACAGGTCGGCAGAACCGGCAGCCAGGTCGGACAGCATAAAGCCCTGGTTAAGCTCCTGCTGGGTGACCGTGAAGTTCTTCGAGATCTGGTTCACGGTGACCGAGGTGGCGGCCAGTGTCGAATCGTTGTTGGTTTCCCAGGACGTCGGGTTGGTCTGGGCAGCGGTGCCGGTGGTGTACTTCTTGACCTGAACCGAGGCGCGGGGCCTGAGGTTGTCGAGGCCGACGTTGCGGCTGAAAGCGGAGACCAGGGCCAAACGAGTGGCGGCCACGGTGATCACTGCGTCGGCGAGATAATCGACAACCAGGCCCGAGGCGAACGTGTTGGCGTTCTGGGGGGCGTGGATGGCGCTCTGGCGCAACAGCTCGGAGTGGTTGGCCACCAAGAACTTGCGGCGGTCATTGCCGGCCTGAAAGCCTCGATGCTTCTCGAGCAGTGCATTGCCGAGGTTCTCGATGCGGACCGGGGCGACGGGCTCCGGTGCAGGGGCGGCGGTGATGGTCTTGGCGCTGATGGCAGCGGCCACGGCCTTGGCTACGATGGCGTCGATGTCGAGGGCGGTCGGCGCACTAGGAGCGGCCGCCACCACGGTGTTGGAATCAGTCATGTTGTGTGGTGTCTGCTGTGATGTCGGCGCGGTTGTCGCGCCATCGTCGGCAGCGTTAGTGCTGCCGGTCGAAAGTGTTTTGTCTGTGGTTTCGCCCTCCTCGACTTCGAGCTGGGCATAAAGCGCTTTGAACCAGTCACGGCCGGCGGCACCTCCCCAAAGGTTGGCTGCCACGTCGGCCGGGGTGTTGGCTTCGGCCTCGAGGAAGCGTTCATTGCGTCCCCACCAGGCGTTGGCTGTGCGGATCTTGTCCTCGGTGGGCGCCTCACCGGCCACCAGGGCCTCGGCGTCTAGGACGGTCTGCTTCTCGAGGCCATCACCGGCCAGGCCTTCGGCATACTGCTCGAGGCCGCGGCGAAGGTTGCTTCTGACGGTCTCGGGGGCGGTCTTGGTCACAGCCCGAGGATGCCAGCAGGCGGCTATAGACATCTGCTCGTCGGTGTGGCGGTTGGCCAGGCCATACTGGATGGCCTCGTCAGCGGTGAACCAGGTCTCGGATTTCATTGCAGCCCGAATCGATTCGATGCTGCGACCTGTTTTCTTGCGGTAGATCCCTGCCAACACCTCGGCGTGTTGATCGAGGGCGTCGGCCATCTTCCTCATGTCCTCCGAGCTGCCGGCCACCATGCCGGAAGGGTCGTGAATCATTATCAGCGCAGCGTCGGCGATCTCTACCGTGTCACCTGCCAGGGCTATAATTGACGCAATCGAGGCAGCGATGCCGACCACCCGGGTTGTCACCGGCGCCTGCCGGCCTCGCAGCATATTGTAGATGGCCAGGCCGTCCCAGACGTTGCCGCCGGGGCTGTTGATCTCGACCACCAGGGGGCCGGGGCCGACCTCTTGCATGGCCTGGCTAAATGCCTTGGCCGATACACCGGAGCCACCGAACCAGTCCTCGCCGATCTGGTCGAAAATCTGGAGCACCGCCGGCTCATGGACTGAGGCTCGGGGGCTGTAGGAAAGCCAGTTGGTAACTTTAGTCATTCGGTTTTCTTGGCTCTGGTTTTCCGCTTCTTGGGCTCGAGCACTGCGACCACCTCTTCGATGGGCTCGGCCGGGATCGGCTCGGGCATTTCTTCGGAAGGAGGCTGCTCAAGAGCGGCCGCGGCCGGCTCTGGGGCTATCGGCTGCTTCTGAGCGGTCGAGATCTGTGAGACGTCCAGGCCGTACTTAACCGCCAGGTCTTGGATGTACCGGGCCTGTTGGGCCTTGGCCTCCAGGGCGGATCGCCAGTCGATGCCTCGGGCGCCGTAGATCTCATCGTAGGTGGTAATGCCGGCACCAAGCTCGTTGAGTTGGGCGGCAGAGTTGCGACCGACGTCGACGTTAGGCGCTCGGGGCGCCTGGATGGCCACCTCGTACCAGTCGTCGGGGCTGTCCCTGAGAGTCGGGTCGGTGCGGATGGCGTACTCCATGACGTATTCCCAGATACGTCGGGCGGCCGAGGCCATCACCTGGTGACGGCTGCGGAACCACACCGAGGACATATCGAGTGAGCCACGGTAGACGGTGCCCTGCATCGATTCTGGAAACACCAGGACGTAAGGAATACCGACGCCGGCGCACACCTTTTCGGTGAGGCTGCGCCAGTACTCGCGCATATTGACGTTGGGGCGGTCAGCGGCGAACTGCTCGAACTCGTCGCCGGTCTTGAGAACCTTGACCGAGGCGCCGAAGATGTTCTCGTAGTAGTTCTGCGCGGTCCCCTGGGAACCAGCAACACCGGATCGGAGGCTGGTGGCCTGCACCTCGCCGGAGCTCGTCTTGATCACCTGGGCCACGCTCGAGGCTAGCTTGCAGGACTCCATCTCGAGCTTCTGGAGATCGTCCAGGTCGTGCAGATCGTTGATCACACAGGCCACAAAAGGCAGGCCGCGGAGCTGGCCGGCACGCTGGGCCTCGTAGATGTGGACAACCGAGTCGGATGAGATCGACCGGATGTCGGTAAGTTGTCCCTGCTGCTGCTCCTGGCCGCAATAGAAGGAGATGGCCCGACCTGTCTTGGGGTCGAACCGGACGCCATCGAACACATCGGGAAGACCCTCCTGGCCATTGGGCGTGGAGACTTGCTGCGGCTCAATGAGCTGCAATCGGGGCCGGCCGGTCTCGCCCTTGGTCAGGAGGATAAAGGATTCCCCATCGTAGAACCAGCCACGGGCTGCCAGCGACATCAGGGTGCCGAAAGACTGCCGGGATCCGATGTCAGGGTAGCGGCTCCAGGTGTCCCACCATTTCTTAGCTCGGAGATTCCAGTCGGGATTCGAGGAAGCCGGCTGCACCGAGAAGTTGCTGCCGACGGTGTAGTTCTCGAACAGGTCGCCCAGGCGATTCATCACCGCGTTGTTCTGCTCAAAAAATCGGCTCTTTCGGACAATCTGCTGCCGGGTCGAGGCAGTCACATCGAACCGCACCGAGGTGTAGCTGGTGTCCAGGAAGGACCGGCGGATCGAGTTGGACGCGCCCTCGTAGCGGTCGACAGGCGCCGACCGGAACTTGCTCAGGATGGTGTCAAGGAATCCCATCAGCTCATGCCTCGATAGCTTGCCTCACGGCGGAAGTTGGAGAAGTCACCGCCGAAACTGGTGGCTGCAACCAGAACCACGGTCACCATCTTGGTGTAGATCTGGGCGTCGGTGGGCGTAAGGTTGCCGTCCTGCTCGAGGTAATAGACGGCCAGGTCGTAGTCATCGACCAGGCTTTCCCACATCTCCACCATCTCGGATGGTGTGGGGGCACCTTTGCCGGGCTCGGCAAACTCGACCGACACATCGGAGGATGATGTCGACCGGACTACCTGGCCGGACTCGATCACTGTGGCCGCGGCGATAGACTTAGCAGCCAGGGCAGCCAGGAGCGTCACACCGCCCAGTGTCGCATAGACACTGCGGAGATAGGCCCTCTTAATTGCTACCGTAAAAGTGAACACCTCGGGCCGGATCTTCACCGATCCCAGGGTGACTTCAATAGGTTAGCTGGCTATTGACTCGCTTGACGTAACCAGATCATTCCAAAGCATCACCATGGCGAGCTGCATGATTTCGCAGTCGTGCAGATGGTCGGGCCACTTTTGGTTCCGTTTAACCCAGACGTGCTTGATGCGGCCGGCTCGGTTGGCTTGGGGTCGTAGGACGTGAGAGTCCAGGTGGCGCCAGTACAGGTCGGGCTCGGCGATGTAGGCACCTTCGGCCTGGACGCTGGGCGGATCCTGGTGCACGCCCCATTCCCGGTCGATGTCGCCCTTCCTTAGCCTGGAGAGCATATCGCGGAGGTGCTCGGTGTCGAACACCAGGAGGGGCTGCACCACGTCGGTCCTCATCGAGGAAGATGTCGACAGGCCGAAAGGGTGCACCGCCCCGGTAGCTGCCGTGAACCGGGCGCCGGTCTCCCGGCCTTTGAGCGGCATCCAGCCAATTACCATGGGCTTGCGGAGGCCGCCTTCCGGTGGGTAGCGGAGGCCACATGGGAAGTTGATCGGGTTGGAGGTCACCGAGGAATAGGAGGCACAGGCGTCGTAAACGGTCTGGGTATTGAAGCCCGAGTCGATGCCGACATCCATGTCATGGACCTCGAGGGCCACCTGCACCCGGCGGAGGGCTGCGAAGTCATCGGCATGGCCGGCAGCAATCAGGGTCGAGTTGCCGTCCTTCCATTCCCTGCACACCCACCAGAGGAATGGCGCCACGGCCTGGACGTCGGCGGTCAGATAGCGCCGGCCGCCATCGACGGTCACGGTGGCCGCCGTCTCGGTGCGCTCCTGCTGCACGTCCTGTTGCTCCCATGGCTCGGCAAGGTTGCCGTTGATGAAGCCTTGGAGGCCGGCCATCGATGCCTTGGCCTCGAGGAATGAGACCGCCAGATAGCCCCAGGTACATTTGCGGTCGGGGCTGTAAAGGCTGCTGAGGTGGTAGGAACGTACACCAGGCATGGCGTTGGGATTCTCTGGGCGCCATTGGCCATGTCGAAGGGCTGCCACCTTGTGAGAGTCGGTGATTTTGCCCTGGCAGAGCTGGCAGACGTAATGGGCCGAGGCTCGAATCTTGCCTAGGTCGTGCTTGCCGTCCTCGGCCTTGGCGTCGTCCCAGGTCACCTGGCGCCATTCGAGTTTGATGTATTCCCGGCAGTGTGGGCACGGCAGGTAGTAGCGGCGCTGGTCACCGCGGAGGAAGCGCTGCCAGATCCGGCCTTCGACCACCGTCGGTGTGCTGGTCATAAAGGCCTTGGAGCTACTGAAGCTCTTGAGGCGCTGCTCGGCCAGGTCGAGGGCGTCGGCCTCCCGGGCTGTGGCTTCGGCAAACTTGTCGACCTCGTCGGCTATCAGCACCCGAACCGGGCGGCTGGCTAGGTTGGCCGGGCTGTTGGATCCTACGAAAGTCAGGGTCGACCTGGTGAAGTTCTGCTCGAGGTTGGTGATCTTGTCGGCCTCGGCCGGGTAGCATTCGAGCATGGCCGGGCTGTCCTCGAGCATTGGCAGCCAGCGGCTCTTTGAGAATGACCTGGCGAGGCTCTCGGTGGGCATCAGCCACAAGGCCGGGCTCGGCTCGTTGGCGATTAGCCAGGCCAGGCCGGCCATCAGGGTGGTGGTCTTCGAGGTTTGCGATCCCCAGCACAGGGTCACCTCGTAGACCGTCGGGTCTTTCCAACATTCCATGGGCTCCCTGGTGTAGGGCCGCACCGAGGTCGAGAAGGGCCCGGGGTGCTCGGTCTGCCGTTGGGTCAGCCGGAGCGATGCCTCGGCCCAGTCGACTACGGTCTGCATCGGTGTCGGCCGGTAGAGATTGCGTCGGTAGTCCAGGAGGGACCGCTGGAGGTCGGTCAGGTTTTCCATGGGTCGGTGTTGTGCAATGTTTTGAGCGCTACCTCCTGGACCCACCGGGTCAGCTCGCGCTCGGCGTGCTCGGGGTCATGCGGTGCAATACGGCCGGAGAGTTGTTTCGGCATGGCCTTGATCAGCGAGGCCACGGCGCCGTCGTGCTCCTGCATCACCCGGCGGACCCAGTCGCCGGAGACCAGGCGGCGCTCCTTTTCGGCCTGGGTAATCACCTCGTCACGGGCGCTGGTTAAGTTCTTTGCCGCGGCTGCATGGATGGCCACCAGCCGGCCGGCGTCGGCTCGACCACCGCGGAGGGCATCGACCGCCAGGTCATAGGCCGCACGCTCGATTTGCCGCTGCCTTTCGTAAGCGCCTTCTGGCGAGTCGGTGGCGGCTGTTGCGGTGTTGAGAGGGGTCTCGGCTTCAATAGGCCTGTAGGGGCCTTCCTGTTCGATTGCGGTGGGGTCCGGTACGTTCTTCTGTTTAGGAATAGACTTAGCGCGTGACCTAACGTGTTGAGATCGCCAGAGGTCGGCCGACTCGGGCGAGTCCATGGGCATTCCCTGAGATATAAGCTGTGCGACCCGCGGCTGGCTTATACCGATGCGGTCGCCGTATTCCTTTTGTGTCATGGCTGCAAGGCGTCCTTGATCTCCTGGGGCATCATTGAGTCGGGCAGGTTGCCTGCAAATTGGAGGGCTCGGAACACGCCGTCCCTTCGGCTGTCGTAGTTGCTTGGCACCAGGGAACCGACGATCTGCTCTGGAGTGGTGCCGCTTTTCATCAGCCGGATAAACCAGGCGGTATTGGCCAGGCCGAACTGATCGACGAGGAATTGTATTTGGTTAGGCATAAATTATTTGATGAAAGCATTACTCGCAGAAATTGATAGGGGTCTCGCGTTCACC